CCAATAACCATTTAATTCGTTGGCTAAATTCATAGCGTTCTCGTAATACTGCCAGTAAAAAATTCTAATTAAAAATATTTCCCATTGGTGCATATTTTTACAGGGTAGACAATTGTTATGTTTAAATACTCGATAAGTGACGCGCATATTATTATAACCCTGATCTGAATATTTTTTAATTGTATTATATTGAATCGGGTGTAATTCCTTACCCCAAATTTCCAAAGCTTCTTTTATCCTCGGATCGTTCCATTTTAATTTATAGATTTCAGGAAACCAACCTATTTCGCTTTTAACCAATGAAAAACAATCTTCATCTGACAAGTGCCTGATTAAATAATCTTTGTTTGTAATGCCCCTGTCTAATTGCCTGTTTATCCTTTTCCATTCTGTGCGGACATATCCAACAATATCAACGTCAATTTTATATTTAGCCATAAATTCCACAATTGGCTCAATCTTTAATATTCTGGTACATGGTGTTACTTTCGGTTGTGGAATCATTTTAGACTTTCTAAAAAACTCAATTACTGAATTATTCGTTTGTTCGTAATGAACTTTTTCAAAGTGCTTTTTTGCATATTCGACACAAGACAAAACAAACTTTTCAGTATCGCCAGAATGTTCGACAAAGTGAGCGTAAAACAAATATATTTCATCTGGCTTTCTATCTACCTTTGTAGCTAAATAAGCCAATGCAGCCGCCGAATTGATACCACCAGACAAACCAAGCATCACCCGCTTATCTGAATAATCAACATCTTGTAAAACTTCAAAAAAATCTAATTGCATTGGTTAATTTTTGCTAAACTCAAAAAAAACAAACTACTTATAATATTCTATATCCGCCAATTAAAAATGCGGATATAGTTTACCATTATAAAACATGCAGCCAACCCGCATAGGGAACTGGTATTGTGTCGCCTTTAACGTAAAGGGGATGGCGTGGCGTTCCGTCTTTATTTATAATCAATGCTTTTGCTTTCGGGAACATCTGAATTACTTTTTTTGCTCGTTCTTTGGCTTCGTCAAATGATCCCCATGCAAATATTATTTCATCGCAAATTTCACCAAACAGTTTTAAATGTAAGTCGTTGTCTGCAACCGGATCGTTGCATTTGCTTAATTCTTCTGGATATGGAGTTACATAAGCAAATAAATTGAGCATGTAAACTCCGCCATACCCCCAATCACTGGCAAATTTTTTAACTCTACGAATTGTGGGATCATCTGTAATTTCATTAGCAGTGGATGGGTTTAACCCAATAAACATTATCATTGGTAAATTGTCATCCCAAATTCTCCAAAGCGAATATCTATATTCCCTATCGGCATCATCCGAAAATATTGCTCCGTTATCGTTTATATTAAATAAGTCCATGTTCTTTTTTTTGCCAAACAATGCACGTTTTATAATATCGTGGAAAACGCTACTCAAGTCTTCGCAGCGTCTCCACTTTGAACATTAGTGGCTATAAAAAAAACACATCTTCTAACCTACTCATTCCATTCCTTGAATTAACAATTCGAATTATTTCGCCCTCGTTTTTATCTCTAGCAATTTCAAACGTAGGATGTAAAATACCGTCTGATCCGCAAAATCCAGCCACTACAAATTCTGTATCATCCCCTTTGTGATTATACTTAGAGCCAATACTAGCTTTTTTAAGGTCATTGTATTCTTTTAAATTTGCTAGTCCATTTCTGCCTTTTAAATTATCCATAATTTTTATTTTTACGTGAATAAATACAGCCACCAATATCAGCTACCCGTCCATTCCGGCGGGTAGATCTGGAACATTAGTCGACATCGGGAAAATATATTTTACATGGCGATTTATATTGAACAATTTTGCCGTCATTTTCAGTCCAACATGGCGACATTCCAACATTTGGTTTACTATTGCATTTTATTGCATAATGAATCTGGCAACCTGATATTATCACATGATCTTCTTTGTTGCCGACCTTGGCAAACCAATTCGAAGACCTACTATTAGTTTTAATACCCAAAAAACTATCCTGAACAATTTCAACGTCACCCCATACGGCTTGATATTGGCCACCATCTGGAGCAATAAACCACGAATCTGTCGTTATTAAATATTTTCCTTTCATTGTTTAGTTAATTTTAAAAAAGTCGTCTAATATTGTGGAACACGGCAATCTTCAAACCCTCTAAGCTTATCGCTGCGTGTCCACATGAAACATTATCAGCAATCAAAAAACGGCAAAAGCGCCTCCACTCCTGCCGTTGTCACATTCCTATAAAGTATTATCAGCTGCCGCAATGTAATAATATATTTACACATATGCAAATAATATTATCATAAAAAGCAAATATTAACCAGTTTTATTGGGAATGTGCTTGATTGCCTTGAATGTGTCCCTTAGTCCTGCAAGCAGGTGAAGGCTGTTTTGAACATTGCGGAGATGGGCCGTGTGATCGGGATTTATGATCTGTGGAATGGTGTCTCCGGCTTGCAGGCAGTCAATGGATAATTCTTTAAATGTTGTTTTTTCTTTTTTTAGGTACTCGAATAGCGGGGTAACATCGTAATGCTTGCCGTCATAAGGGTTTAATACCAAAATACGCGGGGTGGTTTGCTCTCGTTTCATTTTAAGATGGTTTTGGTGACTAGAATTAATAATGGAGAGTGAAACGGTTAAATATAATTAATAACAATGATATTACCACCCCCTTGTTTATTTTTTAGTCTTTAATTTAACCGGCAAAACCACTCCACCGCCAAGCAATATAGATTTTTGCAGAAATCCGTAATGTATTCCAACCATCCAGCCATCAGCAAGGAGTTGGCAGCCCAGGTAAATCTCAGGGACCAATTCATTAAAACTGACGCTTTCCCATTGGTTGTTTTTGGCAATAAACTCCCCGCGCTGCATGGCGTATCCAAAGTGAAGAGAGGGAATAATCACTGCATCGGTTTTCACCATATAGGTTTTTGATTTGTCAAAAAACACCTGTGCTGATGAAAATGCAGGCAAAAAAACAAGGATAAAAAAAATAAAATAGTGTTTCATAGGTATAGATTTTAGAACTCAGCGGCTGCATTTAGGGACGATTCTTTGTCCAAAGCATCCACCAACTGACCAGATTTAATATTGAAATCTTTTTCCTGTATAGTCTTATTGAGCCGATTATTGCTTTCTATAAACATCCTCAGCAGATCTCCGGCTATGCTGGACGGCTGGTTTCCTGATGGTGACAATGTTGCTGCGTCGATAGATGGCGTGGTGTTAGAGCTGGTAAAACCTCCCTCTTTAAATCCTCTTTGTCGGGCTGTCTCCAGATAGTTGATCATTGAGCTGTAATTTGGGTTTTGGGTCATCCATTCAGGAGCCACCCATTCGTTTTTGTGGACACCTCCAACGATGCCCCGGCCTTGTTTGTCGTTAAATAAAGCATTGTTTCCGGTATGTCCTCCTCCATAAAAACCAATAGAGCTGACTTTTTGGAGGGCCGTTGCGGTCCTGATTGCCGCTGCTGCTGTTTTTACACCCGCTATGAGTGTACCGGAGCCCGGGAATAAAATATTTGAAGGGTTTGCATTGGCAGTTGCCCAAATGGATTGAATCTCCTGGAATCCGTCCGCTATTATCTTTCCAGCTGAAAGTGCTTTTATTAAGCCTGCATTCTTTTTCCTTGCATCTTCATCTGCCCCTAAAAGTTCAATAGTTTGTCCCACCAAACCAGAAAATACATCATAGACCATTTGTTCGGCCTTGGAGCGCAATTCCGCTGATTTTTCAACCAGTTTAGTGCGTTCGTCTTCATGCTTACGCTGATTTTCAAGGATTTCATTTTGTATTTTTACACCTTCCAGGCTTTGCTCCTGTCCAGCTATTTTCATGGCATCCAAGCGGCGCTGAAGGGCTGTTTGTTGAAGCTGATACAGCTGATCCTGATACTCCTGCTCCGTAATCAATGAATTGAAAAAATTTTCTTTCAGTAACTCCTGCTCTAGCTCAAAATCAATTTTTCGTTGCTCAATAATATCCGCATCGCTTGAGTCGCTGGGGAATGCCCCTGCATCAACAAAACCTCCTGAGAATCCACTGGCTGCCCTTTTTGTTGCAGCAACCTCCTGCTTTTGTTTTTCGATTTCAGCTTGTTTGATAATAGCTAATTGCTCCGCTAAACTTTTAGTTTTCTCTTTTGTGGCTTTGGTTGATTCTTTAGTTTTATCGGTTTCCTCCTCGGTATCTTCAATTATTATCTTTTGTTTTCCGGAAACCTCCCCCTGTATTATTCCAAATCGATTCAACAAGGTGTTTTGCTCATTAAGTGCTTTTTGAAAATCCTCATCCACGTCTGCCATTCTAGCCGCTAAACTCTCTAATTGTTTTTCAGGAGAAATTGATCCACCCGCAAAAAACAACTGCCTGCCGTCGGCCAGTGCTTTCTCTGCTTGTATTTGCAGTTTTGTCAATTTTAAGCGCTCGCGTGTAATATCAGAAAGCTTTTCCTCCTGCTCCTGCAGGATGATTTTCTTCGCAAATTCTTTGTTTACATCTGCCAACAAACCCTCCAGCTCTGCAATGGAGGCCGTTTCAAGGTTAATGTTTTTAATGTATTGAGGGTACTTTGATTGCAGTTCTTTTATTAAACTGTTCCTGATTTCCTGATTGTCAGTATTATTAATTAAAGCCTTGGTGAGGGTATTAAACTCAGCCTGCTCATCTTTAAGTTTTTCGGAAACCGGAATATCCAGGAATCGCTCCAGCAGTTCAATAAATGGCTCTGCAGCCCTGCTTAATAGATTGATCACAGGGATTAAGGCCTTTCCAATCAGCTCTTTGATGTCATTAACCCGATTAATAAACTGTGTAAGGCCACCGGAACCGGCTTTAGCAGCAGCTTCTGCAGATCCTCCAAACTGTGTTTCCAGTTCTTTTAAAATCAGCGTTTGTGCTTCTGCCACCTTGCCCGTTTCAACCAGCGCTGTGATTGTTTTCTTTTGATCGTCACTAAATTGAATTCCTGCTTTACTCAATCCAGCCAATCCTTTTATGGGATCGTTGAGGGCTTTGCCTACCTGGACAGTAGCAGATTGCAGGTCAGTTTTCATAGCAGTAGCCAAGTCCAGTATCGTTGGCACTGTCCTGTCAAATATCTCTTCCCTGACATTTGTAAATGTCAGCAGAAGGGATTGTGCGCCCTGAGTGGCCTCATCGCCAAAAAGGGTTTTCTTTTGGAGATCATCTGCCTGTTTTGAAAGCTGTTCAAATGTACGGCCTGCCACCTCTCCTGTAGATTTCAAGGCCGCCTGAAGTTGTGCATCTGCTTTGGCCTGAACGTCATACAGCCGGATCGTTTCACTGAAAAGCTGACTGACTTTGGAAAACGCTAAACCAATAGCACCAATGGCTGCAACCGTTCCCACTCTCAGTGAATTTAACCCGCCTGATACGTTTGAAGTTTGTTGCCGTATTTCAGACATCCGGTTTTTAACGCCGGTTAGTTCTTTTGTGGCCTCAATAAAGCGGTTAGTTCCGGGTGCCAAAGATTTGATTTCATTATTTAGGGTTCTGGCCCTGCCCGTCAATTGCCCAAGCGTTGCCCCTTTGCCACCCAGCTCAGCCATTTGCCTATTGACTTTAGCCAACTCATCTGCTGTTTTTTTATACTCTGCAGTATTCTTTTTACCAGCCTTTTCAAGGGCGTTTAATTGATTTGTTAATTTTTTGCCATCATCAGTAAGGGCCTGGAACTGCCTGACACCCTGATCCGCTTTTATTTGTACATCGATTTGTATGGAATCTCTTCTAACAGCCATTTTTGTTTTTTATTTTAAATAAATGTGCCCGTTGTGCCTCCGCGTTGCAGCCGTCCTGATAAGCTTTCTTTGATGGCTTCAATGGTGCGATCCTGAAAACCTAACAGCAGCTCCTCCTGCAATGCGTTGATGGCTTTGTAAAAGGTAGATTGAAACCATGGCCGCTGTTTCCATTTATGGTTTCGCAATCTTTTGCGGGATATTCCCCATGCAATTTCATTGATCCGGCGCTGAGTGCTTTTAGCTTTGATTTTGTTGGGAGATGGATCTGCTCCAAATGAGCCCACTCCCCTCTCCGTTACCCATTTGATGATATCCTCAATGGGAGGTTGTTTACTCCATCGATTGGATTTCATATCGAAATAGCGGCCATATTCCTCAAAGCCAAATGCAATAGTAGTGATGGCCTGCTCAAACTGTGATCTTGTTTCCTGTGAAAGGGAGGAAAGGAGTTGTTTGGTGGTGGTCAATTTTTGGCGCTGTACGTTAGCGATCATTTTTTGCAACAGCTCCAATCCCCAGGCTTTTGCAATACCATCCATCATTTTTACAAATTGTTGATCGATCTGTGCCATAACAGCGGGTTTGAGTGGAAAAAATGCCCCTGAGAATCGATTATTTGTAAACAAACTGATGCGATCTACGGCTGTTGAATTCTCAGGAGCTATTTTCTATGGCAATTTATTATCCCTGAAAGTGGCTTTATAGGACAGGATGTTTTTCGGAAAGACAGTTGGTTAAAAAATACAAATATTACGGTCAACTACCCCCCACTAGGGGGGGTAGTTGACGCTGATAACAGAGAGCGCACAACCAACTGTCTTCCGATTAATATCAGCAAGAAAAGAAATAATTTCGTATCTTGCTATTGCAAATTTTGATTATTAAATATAAGCCGTGGCCTTTCTTGGTTGCGGTTTTTTTATTAATTTGCAAATGATATTGACTCATTAGTCAAATTTAATGACCAAAATTTGTAAACCATGCCCAAAAAAAGCAACAACACTCCAAGCGATTCCTCTAAAAAATTTCTCGAATTTAACGGCCACGAAATGTATTTCCTCCTGATTGGGGATACCTGGTGGATCGCTTTAAAACCAATTTGCGAAGCTCTTGAAGTAGACTGGAATAGCTTACATGAAACATTGCTAAAAGATCCGGTGCTTTCAAAAGCAAGGGCACTCAAAAAAATGATTGCGGCTGATAATAAACTCAGGTTAATGGTTAGTTTGCCAGAGTTTTACTTCTATGGATGGATGTTTCAAATTAACTCCAATAGCGAACAACTAATCAAATTCAAAAAGGAATGTTACGAAGTTCTTGCTAACAAATTAAATAATAATAAACTCAAAATTTAAACGTCATGAAAAATTTAAGTCTAAATTCTCTTTCTTACAACGAATTGACTATTCCTTGCCCAATCGAAGAAGGCCACCGAATGATCCCCGTAAAAACGATTTGCACGGTCATTGATGTGAACTTTCAAAAGCAAGACAGTTGGTTAAAAAACCACCCATATTACGGTCAACTATATACCATAGGGAGGGGTAGTTCAGCCGATAATAAGGTCAGAAACATGAACTGTCTTCCGATTTTTGATGTACTTTCATGGCTTTCCAGCATATCCGAAAGAAGTCGAAAAGAGGGCTCTATTAAAAAGCAACACGCCTTTATGGTATGGCTTCGTGCCCAAATGCTCGAAATGTATAAACTCGTTGAAGTTTACCAGGAAGAAAACAGATACGAACTGGAATTAATTGAAATGAAAATCGGGTTATTAAATGAGATGGAAGAAGCTTCACAAAAAGTAAACGATTTGAAAAAGAAACTCAAGCAGGTAGAGCACACCATTGAAGATGTAAGGGCAAAACGGTTCACAGCCCAAACCGCTCTACCTTTTCCTGAAATGAATTAGGCTTTAATTTTTCATAAAACGTGAAGATGGCCGTGGCACAAATGTCACGGCTTTTTTTATACACCACCGCGTAACTATTGCACGGCTGTAAAATTGTTATTACATTTGCGGTGTTCAACCACCAAACGAACAATAATGTGTATTCATCAATCAAAATTATCATTTAGGTCAAAACAAGAAAAGGAGTAGCCCTCGGCCTGTCTCTGTGTTTACACATTGCGGTTCAACTTGGTGGTTGAGTGAGGTGCTACTCCGTATTTTTTCATTTAAACTCAACCACCAATGTCAGAATCAATTCTAGTCACCAACCCACACGACGGCCACAGCTATGATCTAGGGCCATTATTCCAATTTATACATGATACAGGCGGCAGTTTCGGAGAGCTAAGCGCCCGATGCCAGCAGGCAGGAGATGCCATTCCGCAGTTTTACAACATTGAAGACCCCTCCTATCTTAAGGAAATGCAGGATAGCCTTTTTCTAATGAACAATCTGAGGGAGGTATTCGGAGCCATCCACGCTGTAAACCCTTCACTGCAGCATTGAAACAAAAGAAGGTGCTCCCTGTATGGGGGAGCACCTAATTGTTAACACCAAAAATCAGAATTTCGAAAACGCTTTAATGAATGATTAAATTTTTGATTGATAGACTTTCTCCATGCATTCCGCCTCATCCTCTGAGTACAATCCACCGCTATCTTTTACGATCGACAATATTGCCAGCTCTGTGGCATTATCCCTTGACTCAATCATCTGTGTCACCAATTGAGGGAACGGGAGAAATGGAGTTATAGTACCGGATCGATCCTCTTTTACCAGATTCCTGAGATAATCCAGATAGGGTTTTACGCAAACGGTCATGTATGCTGCCTCGCTTCCGGGTTCAAATCCAAGCTGTTCGCACAGCTCAAAATCCGCCTCCAGCAAAAATGAGCAATCTACAATCTTTTTCCGTTCGTTGTGGATATGGTTGGCCAGGATTGCCAACTCGCTCTGTGCTGACCGGAGTGCATCAAGGGCCATCCTCGCGGCAGCATCTTCTATTTTTGATTGTGGTTTGGTGTGGTCAATGCTATAATCTATTTCCATGACTCCTGTTTTTAATTAAAAGATAGTGAAAAAATAAAGTGAACCCTGCCGAAAATGCTGCCCGTACAATGATAAAAGTCCAAAAAGGATGTGCTGAGGCTGGCAGCGCTGCCAATGTAAAACAATTGAGCATCATGAACTGGAAAAAGTGCCAGGGGTCTGTAGTCCAAATCAGTGCTGTTCGAAACAGCAAACGGAGGTACTTGTTTTTAAACCTGTTTTTGTTTTCTGCTGTGTATTTTGGATTCCAGAACCGCTCTCCTTTCCCCAGTAGTTTCTCTTCCTTTTGAGGGAAAATACTGGTATCGTAATGAAATTGCAGCTTGTCCATCAGGGAATTAAACACCCCTGCCATGAGGAACAGGAGTGTTTTTACCATCAAAGTCAAAATCATATTACCCTGTTTGATACGGTCTTTGCTAATAAAAAGGCTATGACCAATGTACCTGCCATCATCAGGATGCCCTTTATGGCGCTTCCTTCCCTGACAATAATTTCCTGCCCTTCAATCCATTCGTATTTAACTCCTGCTACTCCCCAGGTCACCAGCGCCCCGATTGTGATGATGATCAAGAAGGTCAGCATAGCACCCCATTGTGCCAAAAATGATGATTTTTTGTTTTCCATTGTTTATAAGGATTTTATTAAAAAATTCAGGCTTGTGTGTGATCAAACACCTCCGGTTGCAGGCTGATTCTTTTGTGCTTCTCCCAGTGCCCGTCCGATGAAACCTTTTTGGACTCAATGTAAAAATGCAGGGACTGAAAGCCAATGATCAGGATCAATACTACTGCTGCCAAGTACATGACAATCATCTGTGTTTCTACCACTACTCCACCCTGCTGGTGGCTTGCCTGGACAATCTTTTCGGTGGATGGGCTGTGTTTGCTTACTGCTCCAATAATGATCATTAGTGCTATGATAAGGTACAATCTGTAATCGTTTTGATACTTGTAATGTTGTTGTTGCATGGGATATGGTTTTTTAAAAAGTTGGAGGCTCTATGCTGAAACCCCTACACAGAGCGCTCCAAACGGTTTTGAGATATTGAGATTATCGTCTTTGCATCGATTGGCAGATATTCCACTCTTTTTTTGTTGGGATCATCTGGATTAAATACTGCCCGGATGCCATGTTCTTTAAAAAGGACATCAGCCCATTTTTGCACCTTTAATAAATTATCCTCTCTGGTTTTTGGCTCTGATGTTTGTTTCAAAGTGCGAGGGTAATAGGTACTGATATCCTTTTTTAATTTCAAAATTTCGGGAGCGTTTTTCACTACTTTTAGTTTTGGCTGTGGAGGCTGTGACGCTTGTGGCACAAGCATCACAGTTTTCTCCACAGTTTTCTCCCTTCCGTCAAATTCCTTTAAGATTGTATCAAGCTTTTCGTTTAAAGCCTCAATTGCGTTCCGGTTCAGGATGACCTCTCTGATGATAGGATGCCCCTCAGGGAGAGGCACTAATAGTTTCCCGAAAGAGCGGTAATTCCGTTGGTAGATGTTGTCCTTTGGTTGGCCTTTGCCACCAATTCATCAATGGCCTTTTTCTCTGATTCGTGTTCCTCCGGTTCGTTTTGCTTTGCTTCTGAGCCATAGATAAAAGCAAGCGCCATCTCAAGCGGTATGGTAATCCATATGGTAAAGCGAAGTAGTAGTCTGTATGCTTCCGGGTCATTGCCAGTAGAGGCAGACCAATACATAGCCATTGAATTGGCCTCAAAGTGTTCAAAATAAGCCACACCCACACTCATCAGAAAAATGAAAGCACCGCTCCAAAACTTACCATTGGAAAATGCATTTGCAGAGGAGAGAAGTGTGGAAGCCCTGATGGTTTGAATAGCAACGGGGATAAATATGGCGATAAATGTAGCCTTTGAGGTTGCCACGTCCTTAAACTGTGCAAAGTAAAACTCATGCTGCATCACTCCCACATAAATAAAACAGATCAGGAGTGCCAGCAGGAGTGCCGCCGGTGCAAAATTGGTGAGTTGTTGTACGGCTTTGCGTATCATGTTATCGGTTGTCATAGTATTCAGGTTTACGGTTTAAAAAAGCCTCCACCTGTATGATGGAGGTAAGGATTGAAACGAATTTAAAAAAGAGGGGAGCGGTTACTTTTAACATTTCCCCTCTTTAGAGAATCTACTTTGAGCTGAAATTTTCACAATCAGCTTTTTTTGTTAATTTAACCTGAAACAAATGTAATAATAATTTTACATTTATGCAAATAAAATTATCACATCAAGCAAAATTTATTTCTTTTTGTTCCCCTGAGTCGAGTGGGGGAAATGTGGCGAGGCTGGATAATTCTTTCCGGATATCCTTCAGGCGTTTTCTGATTTGCCACCAGCGCCCCCTTTTATATTCCTCTCTCGGCAGGTCAGCCAGCTCCCTGACAAGGTGAGTACATTCATCTGTGAGCAGCATCACACGCTTTTTCCTCATCTGCTGTTTCATATTAAAAACCTTGTCCGTTGCGATTAAAGCCATTTGATTAAAATTTTATTTCTGCACCAATCTTTGCCTCCCCGCCATCTATTTTAAAATTGTCGTTAAACACGGGACCAGCTTCAATGCTCCACCATTTGCGACCGTAGCGAAGTGTGGCCGGGAAATACATTGTCCTGCTATCAAAATAAATTACACCGGCAGCGATGCCCAAAGTGTTCTTTTTGGTAATGTATTCCGTGGGCCCTACGACATTGATTCTGATGATATCTGGATGTACCTCAATATTATGCTCATAAAAAATCAGATTACCGCTGGATAAAATCCTTGCTTCAAAATCAAAATTATCAGAGGAATCCTTTTTAATGGTTTCTACAATTGGCAGTTCTTTTTCAACAGGAACCGTTTCGACAAAAGCTCCACCTTGTTTTTCAAACAGCTCTTTGGTCATCTGGCTGTTTTTCTCCTGAGCCTCTTCCAGTTTTGAGAGCAATCGTTTATTTGTATCCTCAGCAGCTTTCCATGCATACCATGTTTTGACAAATGTGGTGTGGTTTTTATAAAAGGTATCCACCCTGACCAGGGTATCTCCCTTTGGCATATTGTCAATTTGTTTACTGTAGGATATCATTGCCTCCTCCAGCTCTGCCAGGTAAGCAGTATCCGCGTAACTGACGGCAAATTCCTCACAATCCTCCCAGGTAACGTCATGCTTTTTGCACTTAGAAATAGAAAAGATGGAGATGATAAGCGCCAAAATTACGCTCCATGTAATAATACGCTCAAAATTTAGAGCGGGTATATTGATTTGTTTTCCAAATATTTTCATAGTTTTTGAATTTTAGGATTAGGTACATACTCACTCTGTTTGCTTCCACTGTCAGCAATGCCCTGTCCAACCATGAACGACATACCGGCACCGGTGACCAGTGTGATTGTTTCCTCATCGATGCCAGCCTGCTGTCCAAAAAGGGCAATCAGAACCGTGAGAATGAGTGTGCCTAGTTTTTTATATCCTTTGATCGTTGTTAAAAATTTGTCCTGGTTCATTTTAATGGATTATGTGAATAATGAATAAATATTATTTTTTGCGGGGATCATCGCGGTGATGATAATTAATTGTCTCGGTCACTTTCTGAATGATTTTAATGTTTTCCTCCATTGCCCTGGTGTTGTCTTTGATGACATCCCTCATTTCAGTGCGCTCCTGTAATAATAAATCAATCACAAACTTATTTGATTCCTCTGCTTTATTCCAAAAAACAAAGGCAATAGCTGCCAATAACACCACAGTAGGCCCTTGTTTTACAAGGGTTTCCGCCATTTCAATCCAAATATCTTTGTTGAACATTGGTTCTCTTTTATCGTCACTCATGGGTATTATATCTAATTAAATAAATGCCGCCCCGGTTTTACTGTTGTTTACACAGATAGTACTTGTAGTTGTAGCATCTTTGTCTTTGTTGGCATCCGATGTCTCAAAAGTCGGATAGTCTGTAATATTTGCGTAAAGAAACCGCTCCAGTTCAGCTTTGTAATAATCTGCATTTTGTGCCGCCTTGGTGATCAGGTGCTGGATAGCTTCTTTGTAGGAATCTTTGCTCATGGTCATGCCATCGGTGGTGTCAATCACTTTCCATCCGTCACCTTGGTTGATCAGGTTGATTTCCGGAGTAGCTTCAATGATGGTGTATTCTGCCAGCAGCGGCTGGATATATCCCAAAAGTAAAGCGTTTGCAGCAGTCAATGCTCCGGAAGTGTGCTGTGTTTTTATCTCATCATACATTTCCATCAAGAAAGGGCTGATATATAACTTTTCAGATTTAAGGATGTAGGGCCTTAGACCAATGTAAGCCCTTCGGGATCCCTGGATGTTCATATATTTGTCCATTGTGGATGCGTTGGGGATCAGCAGCTCTTTGGATACCGTGTAAGCTGTGGAGAGTTTGTATTTTTCAAACTCAGGAGAACCTGACTCAATTTCTGATTCCATCAAAGCCAAAGCTTTGTCCAGGTATTTGTATCCTGTCTTTAAAGCAGCCCAGCGCGTATCATTATAAACCCATTGGCGAACAGGCAGGGCATCTGATGGATTGGTTTCCAGTAGCCCCGCATCACCTATCCTCATATTTAAATGCGGCATGGCTGCATAAATCGTATAATATGCAGAGGCTATCCTGAGATAATACACCACCAAATCTTTGACAGGGATGGATTCGATCTTTGTTTTATAAAATCCGGCAGGGTTACAAAGCGCTATAACCTCTGTTTTTGGTAAATCCAGATAACAAAGCTCCACCTCCTGGTAAAACGCATCTGATATCCACGGGGCAATAAAGCACTCTTCAGCCTGTTTGACGTATGGTTCCAGCGTGGCCCATGCCATGTTGCGATTGACGGCAGGATAAAACAGTTTAAAATCAGTATCCTTCACTCCTGCATCTTCATATGTTGTACCGGTGATTACTCTGAATAGGCTCATACTGTTGTTGCATTTTGTTTACCATGTTGATTTTCATCAGTAGTCACCAGCTCAGTATCAATAAACCCAATCTTTATAGCCGTATCCTTAAAAAAGGATTGGATAGCAATATTGATTGGCTTCAACAATAATTTGCGCGGAGAGGGTGCCACTGTCAATTGGTAAAAGTGATAAAGGTTTCTGATCTCACTGCCTGATGTCATCTTTGCGCCGGTGGCTATTCCTGCCAGTGCCGGCGGAGTGCCGTGAGAGCTGGTGTTTGCAGAGTTGCTGCTTTCAAACAAAGAAAGCATTGCAGTATCCTGTAGATTGACATCAAGGGGGATTATTTCGATTCCGGAAAACTCTTTTTGCATGTGATTGGCCAGATACTTTGCGGTGATCATGGCTTTCCCTGCGTTTTCTGCTCCCTGGAAAAATGAGTTTACTGTGTCAACAAATGCCTGTTTTGCCTCTGCTTCATGTTTTGCTGCATCTTTTGATGATCTTTTTTGATCACTTAGGGATCGTAGGTAATAATCCTCAGGCACCCTGATCAGGTAGCGGATATTATAACCGTTTTGCAGATTGGAAAGGTGGAATGTTGGAATGCAGTTAGCTGTTTTTATCCACTCAGTTGCGCCCTCCCAAAGCGGGGCGTAATAATAAGGACCTCCCAGCAACTTATCAGCGCAGTCAATCATAAACTTTGCCTGCTTCTCTTCTTTATTGTAAGCCGGGATAAACACAGGCGGTGTTTCGTTTCCGTTGTTTCGGTAACGGTTGTTTTTCCCCCAAAAGCTTTTGATGTAATATCCTGGGATGCGGCCATTTTTGTCCTGTATCTGTGCCCTTACATACAGACACTCGTGAGCTTTTAAAGAGTCGATCTCATCTTTTCCGTTTCGGGTGCCCTCAGAATATACATGAGAGTGGATGATGAGGTTTTTTGCACCGGTTGGCAGGTACTCTGTTTCGATTTCGTTTTTTTCCAACCAGTCGCTGATTTGTGTAGGCATCTCAAGCCGTTCAATTCTCCTTTTGCCATCTTCAAACATTTCTTTATAGGCCATAAGGCCATTACCTAGTATGATGTTTCTTTTTGTGGCTATCAGCTGAGGTACTATGTTGTTGTTGGATATCAACAGCTCTCTCTCTGCTGGCAGGGTGTTATTTTTTCCCCAAAGTGCAATGTTATAATCCTTATCTCCAACATGTACGATGCCCGTAGTGATACACCTGTCTTCCCTCACTCCCTCAAACAGGATCACAGCCTGACCGCCGTTAACTAAAACAACCTCATCAGTTGTTTTTCTTTGGAACGTATTGTCACTCCGCGCCATAGTGCCTAATTTTTTTACCATTGAAGGTTAATAAATGAGTGAATTTTGGTGTACAGGGATCGCCTGTTTCCATGTCAATCAAGGGGATAGTGTTTTTATCTTTGTGCAGCCATTTTTTTCCTCCGGATGCAATTGACTTTGGAGAGGTGGAGATAAAAGGGCGCGGGCCTTTGATTGCCTGGTTTACTTTTTTGATTGATCCGCGGTCACCACTTTTTGTTTTATTGTCCCTTACAAAAGAAACAGAAAAAACGTTTTGTTTACCCCCTTGTGCTGGTATCTCCATTTGCGCCAAAACCTCTGATATGTGGATATCTTTCAACATTGTTAGACAATATTAAGAACATCAGATTTTCCTTAATAGGACAATAATAAAAAGCAAAAACAGGTGATATATGAATTTATTTAATTTGATAAAAATCAATTACTTATAGACCGATTTAATAAAAATCTATAAGCACCGGCCTCCTAAGAGTTACGGCGCGGCTTTTCTTTTTAGACATCGAGCCGGGAAAAAACTGTTAATATATGAATGGTCAGATGATGGTCAGTGAATTGTCCAGGTGAGATCCTGTGCTGAAGGAATCAGTGAGCAGGTGTGCATACTTCTTGAATAGCTTGTTGTCAAAGGTGTCGCTGAGGTGTGGAGCCGTTGATTGATTAAACTTGATGTTGCGCTCATCCTTTTTATCCTTCTTAAAGTCGTCAGTGATGCGGGTATTTGACAGAGAGGATATCAGGTTTGGGCAGCGGTTGGCATTTATCCTGATACGGGGCAGGTCATCACTTGCCTCAGCAAAACACTCATTCATTAAAAACCATCGGCTTTTATGCAGGCCATCGTTGCTGCTGTCAATCATCATGGTAGAGGTCCATCCCAACTCAGAGAGTAATCCCTGGATAGTTTCATAGTAGGTGTATTCATCCACCACAGCCTGGTGTGTTCCTGTTCGATCTCCCCAGATGTTCACATGTTTACTGTGGTGTGTCTGGTAATACCCACAGAAGTCTGCCACAATATGCGGGAGCTTTTTGACTACGCCTGATTTCTTCTCTGCATCTGTAATGTTGTTGGTGTCAAACTCATTGACAAAGTATTCCGTATTGCCACGAGTCTGGGATACACTCATACAGGAGTATCTGCCGCCAAAATCAAAACTGACATCAAAAGGAGCATTTATATCTGTATCCCTGCCACTCACTTTTGATTCTATTTTAACACGGCCATCCAGCTCAAAGTCATACCGGTAGGTGTGTTTCTCAACATTAAATCTGTAATAAAACATGCTGGGGATATCCCTCACCGGAGTGTTCATCACCTCTATGGAGAAGTCCACAAAGTTCATGGTCTGCTCCAGGTCATCAATATAGTCCTGGCCAAGCACCTCAATGTTATCATATGCCGTGGCCTCCATGTAGAAATATTTCCAGGGCAGTTGCGCTGCCAGCTTTTTATATTGCAGGATCCACATTGACTCCGGTTTACGTGGATGAGAGGTGTAAATACTCAGCATCTTCCAATATGGATTATTTCTCCAATGATCCAAACCTCTTTGAGTAGGCAGCAGGATGCTGCTCATGGTATCCTCATTAATTAACAGTGCCTCATCCAATATACCACCATCAAAAGAGCGGCCCCTGACCAATCCGGGATAGCGGCCCAGGGATACAAACTGCACAGAAAACCCATTGAACAGGCTCAGGCTGCGGTTGTATTTTTCAATCTTTTTATATGGTTTAATAAAACTATCCGGAGGCCTTTTATCCACAACGTAATCCCTGCCCTCAATAAGTCCGTGCTCTTTAAATACATCATGGATGTCAGGTACTATGTTGTCATAAATCTGATCATAAGTATAAGAGGCAAGAAATATCCTGGCCCGTGGCAACTCAGAAGCTCTCAGCAATATATCCTCTGGTATGATCCTGGTCTTTCCGGATCCTCGACCACCTTTAAACACTTTCACCACCTTACCAGTAGTGTTTAAGAATTCTATTTGTTTTGGATTATAATAAATCTCCTTTACAGCTTTACTCTTCTTCTTCTTCATAATCGGGCTGATTTAATAGTTGCGGATCAGATGACATGGTGATTTTAGGGAGTTCCCTGCCGTGGTTATCGATATAATCCATTGAGTCATCGTAAAGGTTATAAAGCCGGTTGATCTCCCCGTCGATGAGCCTGCACTGTTCAATGTCCTCTTTTGCCATAGCCATTTGATAGAGGTGGTTTAGCCTGATTTCCTGAAGGTATCTTTTGGCCTTTTTCTTTATTTCAAAGAACTGACCAAATACAATTTGGCAATCCTCCAGCATTTGAAGCGCCTGCCGTTTGTGTATCCGGAACCGGGTTTCAATAAGCCTGCAGACTTGGTTGGTGCGATCATAACCAAATGCAAAATTAAATACCTGCTCAAGTTTTAGATAGTATTGCAGATCACTGTCGCTAATGTGCACATTGGTTTCAAAATGCAGGCGGATACGCTCTGCACGGCTGGAAGCCTTTTCCTGTTCACTCGTTAGAACAATCTCCAGGTCACTCTCCTTTAATTTTTTTACGGGCATTTTTTATACTTTCGATTTCGGATAATAGTTGTTTGTATAGTTGCTGTTTTTCATGTAGTTTACGGCGCTTTCTATGCCCCTCCTCATAGAGCAGCATTTCCTCAATGGCGCGCTTTACTTTCAGTTTGTAAGAATGTTTTCTATTTTGCTGGATAGCCAGTCCATCCTCCGTTGTCGCTAATTTAAAAGAGTCATCCACCTCCGGAGGCATTTTGCCATTGATATCAAAATATTCTTTTTTGCTGTTGAGGTCTGTCAGGTGATCGTTTACCACATCGATTGAATCACATACCAGGCTCCTTTCATAATCTGTGGAGCAGTCGTGAAAGCTTTGAGACAGTTGCATCCTTTTTCTCAGGCTTTCGCTGATTTCTTTGTTGAGGTTGCTAAATGCAGCGATGGCTGCACCGGGCACCTCCGCCTGATCTGTTTTGATTTCTTTATGAACGGGTTCATAATCAACAGATACCGTTGGAGCCGCCTTTTCGGGTACATAATCAATGAGCTGGATTTCTTTGGCCAATAGTTTCAGGTGGTGTTCCAGGAGTTCCCGATTGCCGGGATAATTTCCCCTGCTTACCAATTCAAAAATCTTTGGATATTTTTCAATACCATAAGTCCTAAACAGTTCTACTCCCGGCTTATAAGATCGGTAGGTTTCCAGCCAGTTTACGATTGGGTTTGTTTCCATGCCCGCAACTTATGAGGGTTGTTCTGTCTAAAATAGGACACAAACACAAAAAGCCACACTCCTGAGAGCATGGCTTTTTTAACCGTAAACCGAATTGTTATTTACTATTTCTAATCCTCTTTAATTGATGAGCTTTTCTTTTTCTTCCAGTAACGACTCCATAGCTCATTGTCAAGCGTCAAAAGCTGTTCGATTCTTACATCCGTAATGGTGGCCCATTTCAGCCTGACGTTCCCCAGCAGCATCCCATTGCCTCCTGAATTTTTACCAACAAACTCATAGTTTGAAACATTGGGCAAATCAGGCTGATTGTTTGTTTTCTTTGCCATAGTTAATTAGGATGTTGTGATTGCGCCCTGATAAATATACAGCGGTCCGTACCATTCAAACGTGATTGTGGTGCCGTTTTGCTCTCCATCCATCACTGCCTGAATGCCTCCCTCTGAAACCATTGCAGGAGAGTAAGCAGTTCCACATAACCAAAGTACTCCCTCACTGTCTGGTACTATCAAAACAAACTGATCATTCAGAACATTGTCAAGCTCTTCCAAAACCACTGATCGCAAAACAGGGAGGTAAAACGTCACTGTATTTTTAAAGCTCTGAGTGCCTTTTGTTCCTACCGGCTCCCTGGAAAGTACTGCACCTGTCTGGACTGTGACCCACTGAAAAAAGAATTTAGTGGCATCCATTACGATGTCCGTAGTGATTGTTTTTGTACCTGCGCCTGGAGCGGGAATACTTTCTATATCAGCTGCCTCAGCAATATAGAGAGAGTTTGGAGTGAATTTTGCAACCGCTCCGCAATGTTTGGTAATTGCTCCTAACGCGCCACACGCCGTTAAATCAAATACACCAGCCATAATTATTTATTTAAATTTTAAATCAATTGAGTTTGTTCAACTATTTAGCAAGCGAAATGACACCTGATTCAATCTGAACCAGTCTCTCCAACTCAGCCAGATCATTTAAAGCAGCCTCTGCAGTAATCGTTTTACCGGAAGTATTGATATACTGATACCGAATAAACTTGTACTTTTTCCCTTCTACCTCAAAAGTAGTTTTAGGGATAGACTTCTGCCTTTGATCGGTTTCCTCTGTTGTTGTGAATCGCTTCTTTTTGCCTGCCATTATATTTCAGTTATAGGTTTAAGAATTTATTGCTTTTTGCCTGGATTACGCCTGGTCATTTACTTTGATGATGCGATCATCAACAATAATGAAGCCTGCTCCAAACCAATAATCACACCACATATCAATGGTCCTGTGGTTTTGTTCAAATTCCCACATATCTGCATTTTCATCTGCCCAATATGCGTAGTATAGGTTTCGCTCAGGAGTCAGGATCAACCGCTGTGATGCTCCCAGTCCTGGGCAGCTTACCATCTTCGTAGATGATCCATCCAATACGATCTCATTAATGGCATCGGTATCCGGATTGCCGGGATGATAGCCTGCTGCCAGACGGTACGCTCTGCGATACAGCCGGAATACTGAAGGGCTGGCTAGCATTACCATATTTTCCTCCCTGTATTCTTCATCAAAAGAATCGTCCATCAGTTCCACGTTTGCAATCACGTTGCCTGCGGTGATTACACCTGTTGTGACCTCTGTCAAGGTTGTGGCAACTACTGCATCAGCAACCAATTGCAACAAACCGTCAAACATATCCACCGCATCGGTTCCACCGCCGTTTTCAACACCGGCAAATATTTGGTCAAACTCCTTTTGGGTTGCAATTTTCTTGGATGCCTTTTCCATTACGTAACGGGAATATGGCCAGTCGGTGGCAGAAACACCCTCCTTGGTCAAATATGCACGGTAATTCCCCCAGTCCAGTTTTGGAGTGATGGACATCTCCGCTTTGTGTGCTTTGGAGCTGATTGTGGCAGGGTGCGTTTCATACGCATCAGCCACACCCACAAATGTTGCAGCAAAACGCTGTACAATGTCCTGGATTTCATCCCAGGTAATGATCAATTGCCCCTTTACATCAGCATAAGGAGTAAAATATTTTAAAGATGGTGCTCCGCGAAGGGAAAGCCCCATCAATTCATCCTGGTATTCACGGACATAAGCCTGTAAAGCGGTTACATCGGTATTTTTAAAACTTTCAGCCATGATTGGTTATTTTTTCTGTTGTTTTTGAATTGCTTTTTGTGTATTTGTGTCAAGAAGATATGCAGCAGTGGCAGCAGGAGCTGCAGATTCTAAAGGAATCTGTGTAACCTCTGCACGGTGCTTTTCTTCCAGTTCTTTGATTCGATTGTCTCGGATTAGGATTTCGTTTTGATGATCAGCTGTCAATTGATCTATATGACCGGAAAGCCTTTCTATATTTTCCTCATAGAGAGCTATCTCTGAGTTATGTTCATTCAATGAAACATACTGCGTGAGGTCTATTTCCGGTTTAGGTTCCTCTTTTTCTGAGGCCGTGAATAATTGTTTTATCTGCTCTAAAAGGGTTTTACTCTTAACCACTTCTGCGTTGGGAGCAGGTATGCCTGCCTTTTCAGCAAACTCTGTTAGTTTTTGTGGATTGGCTTTCAAAAAGTCATGGATTTCAGGATTTTCCTGAAGGAATTCAACAGCCTGGACAGCAAATTTGTCTTTATTAAACTCAGCAGAGAAAAGAGAATCCGTTGCCGCTCCTTGTTCTACCATATCCGTATAAAAATGCTCTCCCAGCGTCACAAAGATTTCTCTGTCGTTGTATTTCAACTGACCATCATCATCAAATGCATCCACCTTTTCCCCTTCATCATTATATTGATAATAGCCATCGTCTTTAAAAGCAATACTCATCATGATAAAGTCAGGTTTTTCAGAGGCCATTGATAAAATCCAGTTTTTCATCCCCGGCTTTGTTGGGGAAACATTAGAGCTCTCCAACAAATGCAGGTCAGCAATTGCCTGGTTGTCCCTGGTTCTGAAGTTTTTAAATACTCCCAACTGAGTGCCCATTGTGGTGTCACTCATTGAGGGATGACCAAAACGGGCCTTTAGTCCTTTTTCACTAAAATGCTCCACGTCATAAGCCACCAGGCTATTGATAAAATCCTGCTCTAAATACACACCATGCCCTTTTGCTGGGCCTGTTTGGCACATTACAACATCATGCAGGATGCCTTTTTCTTTATCGATCTGATCTTTATGGAGATGCAGTGCAAAGGGTTGGCTTTTGAGCCATCTGATATTGGAAGGATTGAAAGAGGGTTTTGTCATAATAATAAAATTGTGTCACCACATTTGATGTCACAATTTTATTATTATATAAACGGGGGGTA